GGCGCGACGTGGGGCGTTGCCGCATGGGATGAGGTTGCTTGGGACGGCGCAGACGGCAATCATACCAACATCAATGAGGCAGCAGCCGCCTTCGGGGAATCAAACGGCATTACCGGCCCCGGCTCCCTGTTCTCACAGCTAGGATCGTTCTGATGGCAAAGAAAAACTGGATTCAAGGCGCGATCAAAAAGCCCGGAGCCTTTACTGCTCAAAGAGATCGCTACAACCGAGCGCATAAGGGCAAGAATCTTTCCACCAATCAATTCGCCAACAAGGTGCTGGCAAAGGGATCAAAGTTTAGCGCCACCACCAAACGTCGGGCGAATTTGGCAAAAACATTAAGGAAGCTAGGATGAAGTACATTGAGGAACGTCTCAAAGAGCCGAGTACGTGGGCGGCAGCGGCTGCGATTGCTGCTGCTGTTGCTATAATCACAGATCAGTTCTGGGTCATCGTGATTGCTCTCGCCTTGGGCGTTGTCGGCGCCCTTTTGAAAGAGCGCAAGAAATAGCTATGCTTTCCGGCCTGTTGGGGGCGATTCTTCCAGTAGCCGACACAGTTATTGATCGGCTCGTTCCCGACAAGAATCTCCAGGCCAAGGTCAAGGCCGAGATGGAGAAGTCTCTGGTCGATGCAGAGGCCAAAGGGATGCTGGCTCAGGCCCAGGCGAATATCGAGGCCGCCAAGCATCCCTCAATTTTTGTCGCCGGCGCACGCCCTAGCATCCTATGGATTTGTGCCATCGCTCTGGCTTGGCAGTTCATCGGGCATCCCCTAGCCGTGTGGGGCGTTGCGCTGTGGGCACCGGAGACGCCCATCCCCGCTATCCCGACTGAAGGCTTATTTCCTCTCACGATGGCTCTGCTGGGCCTCGGGGGAATGAGATCGGCGGAGAAGTGGCGCGGCGTAGCGCGTGAGAACATGAAGAGCAGCAAGTGAGAATCACTCCCCACTTCACTCTTGGTGAAATGACCAAATCCCAGACCGCGTTGCGCTTAGGACTGGATAATGATCCTGACTCTGATGGCATAGCATCGCTGCGCGCCTTATGCGAACAGGTGCTTGAGCCGATTCGTGAGCATTATGATCGCCCCGTCATTGTGACCAGCGGCTTCCGGGCCTTAGCGGTTAACAAGGCCATTGGGAGCCGAGCTACGAGCCAGCACATCAAGGGCGAAGCGGCGGATATCGAGATTCCCGGCGTTGATAATCTTGAGATCTATTATTGGGTTTCCGCGAACCTAGATTTTGACCAGTTGATTCTTGAATACTACAGCGGTGAATCGTCGTCTGGATGGGTTCACGTCTCACATGTCGGGCGCAGCAATCGGAAGCAAACGCTACGCATCGACAAGAGTGGCGTTACACGTGAAACACTCCCCGCAACGAAATCTGCTTGAGTTCAAGAGATCATCAGAATAAAAGGGGCTCGGTCACTTTCGTGACCGTCCTCCCTTTAACTCAGCCCGCCCCACCAAGGCGGGCTGTTTTTTAGACTAAATCCTGTAAGAGAGCCGCGTATCCAGCCATGTCCGTCGCATGATCTGGCTCTTTCTCATTGCCCTCTTGGGATCGTGCGATCTTCAGCAGAATCATCATCCGCACCACATCCGCTGGGGACAGGCCCCGCCCTAGATACGCTGACCACAGATCCGCAATCCGTTGATGGGTGAGATAGGGATCGCCGTGACGGCTGGCTCGATCCTTGATCGCCTGGGCAGCATCGCCGAAGATGTCCGATGCCATGCGGCTACGCGCGCCCTTTCCAGCCGCCTGAATCATATTCCGTACATCTGAAGCACCCCGTATCCAGGGCGAGCTTCATGGAGATTTCACAAGGGTAGCCGAGTTCCTCGTAGCGACTCTTGTGGACGATGAGCCGCGCTTCGGTGTTCCGGCGTCCGTCAGAATCTTGGAACGTATCGCGGTGAATGGACAGCACCTGATCAGCCTTGTTGGCCCAGTGCTGGCTGCCGGCGATACTCGAATAGGTGATCGGCTCTCTCACGCCGGTGCCCATCGGCTTGGCCGGATGGGCAATAATCTGAAGATGCAGACTGCAAGCCTTGGCGATGTAGGTGCAAGCATCTAAACACTCGCCAATCCAGGCCGTTTCTGTCTTTTCCATCTTGTTGAACGAAGGCACGATCATATTCCAAGGATCTAGACTCACCGCGCTAATGCCATGGCGTGCATGGCAGTCGTTGATGATGTCGCAAATCCAGTTAAAATGCGGGGCATTACGAGGATGGTGCAGAAATAGAAAGTGTTCCTCGATCCAATCGTCTGCCTCTTTCTTTTCCTGTTCTGTCATGTCCATTTCCAGCTTCGACCAGTAGGCGGATCGGAGGTTGCGGCGCACGAATGGCTTTTCCCGAGTTTCCATGGACATGATCGCAACGCGAGTATCGTATTGCCGGACGATCTGCGCCCAGAGCTGCTGACTGAGGTGGGATTTGCCGTGTCCAGGCCATCCCGACAGCACAGACAGGCACGTTGGAGAGAGGTGGAGCTTGTTTTCCCATTCAGGCCAACCCTTCCATAGCGTCATCACTGGGGGCTCGGGGATTTGGGAAAGCCGGTATACCCCGTTAAGGGGAAATTCTTTCACCGCCTCGAGGAGATAGGAGTGTGTCTTTTCTGCGCCAAACTCAATTAACAGATCGTTCACGTCCTTAATGCTATCAGGAAGCTCTATCCAATAGCAATTGGCGGCGCCAAGAATCTGTGCCAGATCAGCTCGCAGGTGACGCCCCGGATCATCGCTATCGGTGAGTAGAATGAAGCGCTTGCAGCGCTCCATGCCTGCTTCGAGGGCGGCTTGAATATAAGCGTAGCGCTTCGAGGATGTAGGATTGTCAGTTTTATTGGCGGGAGCGCCGCCCACCACGCTCAGAACGGAACTGACAGGGATTCCCGCTTCAACCAACGCAAGGGCGTCCATCTCACCCTCGGTGATATAGACTTCTTTCAGCGGGCCATTCAGAACAGCCGCTTGATTGTAAAAGCGCTGTTCGCCGTTTGGCTTCTGGCGATAGTCTTTGTTATTGAGCGGACGGGCCTTCCAATTAACGATGTGGCCGGCGGCATCTAGGTAGTTGAAAACTATCGAGGGGAGCTTGCGATCACCAAACTGTATGTGATCGGCGCCAACGCTCAGCTTTCGCAGGGTCTCGGCGCTGATTTTTCTTCGTGCTGCCCACCCAATCGTTTTGGCGTCTAGCCTCGTCATAGCCTCCCCTCCAATCGCAATGATGGCAATTCCAAATTACTTCTGTTCCTCTACGAGTTATCGATAGTGGCGTGTCCCGTTTCTTCTTCCGCTGGTGAGAGCACTCAGGACAGCGCACCTTTCGCGAGCCATCTCGTGATGGAGCGAGCCCGATGATGCGCTCGTCTTTCACGCCACCACCTCAAATTCGTCTACCCGATCGCCCCATTGATCCCATCCAGGCCATCGCTGTCGCGCAAATATCTCCAAGTATGGTCCGTCCACAAGGCGTTCAATTCGCTTATAGGTGTCGTCGGGCTTGCGAGAATGTTGGCGGCGTGGGGCTTGAATCACTTGGCGCACATCAGCGTTTACATGCTTGGGCTTGCCCCGTGTTGCTAATAGACAGATTTCTGATTCCTTGCGAGTCCAATACCCCATTCCAATTGATGGCTTAATCCATACCATGCCTATGGTTTTGTAGACGAACCCCCATGCCTCGATGAGCGCTAAGGCGACTGGCAGGTGAGAGTCCACAACCCAAAGAAACAACGCGGCGTTGGAAGCTGCTCTTTCAGCAACAGGAAGGGTGGACAGATGTTCAAAAGACATCGTGGCATAGGCCGGAGAGCGTCCTTTGCCCTTCGCAGACCAAACGCGAAAATCCCACGGGGGGTCTGCCAGAATGGCCCCATATTTCATACCGGAGCCACGGCAACGTCCTTCTGTTGCCAAGCCCTCCAACGGGCAGTAAATCGATCCAGCGGTTTCTCAGTCTCGTCCTCGTCCTCGATCTCACCGATCTCACCGATCTCGAAGACATCAATCATCAAGCAAGATTGATCGCCGTAGCGTTTGAAAGCGCAAATCTCGGTGATTTGGCTGTCATTCAGGATAGCCATCGTCTCGCCGCTTATTCCATCCAAGGCTGCCTTCACCAAGTTATCCAGATCAGGCTTGATAGCGTGAACTTCTCCAGCAATCAGCTCTTGCTTCCTCTTTTTGCTCAGGCTGGCTGGGGGCTCGAAGATCGCAGCAACATGAACCACCACGGGCCTCTCGGTAGGCTCGCGCCCCTTCATGACCGCGCGGGTTGCCAACTGAATCGCGATTTCATAAATCCGCGTTGGGGCGGGCGTATAGACGTGGCCTGCTTTTGTTACGCGAGGACGCCCCTTCGGCACGGGAGCGCCCTCGATGCGAACGCTGAAGAATGGTTCGGGCTGCATTGCGCTTACTTTCCGAGCACAATGAGGTCGTGTTTCGCCAGCCAGCGCTCAAAATCGGCCTCACTTCCACCCGATTCGATCACGCTCTTCATAACGGCGAGCACCGTTATCGACCGTTCCTTCGTATTTTGAGACCCTACCATGATGGCCTGCGGGGTTGTTCGGGGCGGCGCAGAGCCCCCCACAGTCCTCTCAGGAGCTTTCTGGGTGGTTGATGGCTCTTTTTGATAGAAGTGGGCTGGGGGATCGTCTGAGGAGCCCTGAGAGCCATTTGATTTATCTACGGCACCCTGGACTTCTTTGATTGCGCCATGCTTGGAGACAACCATGTCCTGCCGTCCTTGCCATTCCTTCCCGAGATACCATTCAAAGTGGAATGTTTTCCCCGCTTCAAACTGCGTGAGGAGTTCCGAAAACGCCTTGACCTCTCTTTGTTCTCCGCTATCCACGTCGATGCCGACCACGGTGCCGGGCCGGTTTCCCTCCCCAGCATCCACCCGCTGAATGTCCAGCGTCATGTAATTCTTCGCCATCTACTCGTCCTCCTGTAGCCGTGAAAAAGGTGGCACGGGGGGTGGCCAGTCCCCCGCGCCGGCGCAGTCGGGAGGCTAAAACCAACCGCGCTTCTCTCTATGATGGCTCTACTGGAAAAGGGGTCCAAAAAAGGCATGAATATAACTAGACACCGCCCCCGCCCCTCTGACTTGCATAACGGTATTGGGCGGGAACAGCCGACTTCGCGGCCAAGAAACGGCAAAGTCACGCAACCTCACCTTTTACGGCATACCGTGCGAGGTGAAGCGCCGCTTCAAATGCCATTAAATCGGTCTCGTAGTTCGGAAAAGCCGTTGCCTCGACCGCACCGGTTTTCCGGCAGAAGCGAACTAGGAGGCACCCATCAATTTTCTCACCGGCCTCGTTCAGCATCGCCCGATAGGCGGCGAGCTGACCTGCATGTCCTGGTTTCAGGGGCGCGCTGAGATCGGTGACGCCCTTCCAGTCGATGACGTGAACCTCTTTGTTACGAAGACGGGCAACCATGTCGGCTGTCCCTGCGATCCGGTATCGCTCGCTGTAAAGCCGACGCTCTATATCGATGACCTCGGCGACATTAGCGTCAAACCAATCCCGCAAACCCTTCTGGCACTTCGCCACATCCTCATCGTCTGAGAGATCGGGCTCCAAGCCGTGTGCAACAGACTCGACATAGCTATGGACGGCTGTGCCTACGGAAGCCGCTTCCCGTGTCACGCGGTTCGGCTCTCCGCAAATGTCTTTTGCCCACGCGTCAAGGTCGGAAATTTCATTGGTGCCTTCTGAAAAGACTTTGAGAAGTTTGATTCTGATTGTCTTTGCGGCCCAGCCAGAGGCTGCCGAAAAGGGAACCGCATAGTGGGCTGCCACCCCGCTGACGCTGAGATCGACTTTCTCGCCGTTCCACTCATAGCGATGGTTCCCCTCACTGTAGGTAAGGGTTCCGCTCATTGTTATTATGGTTTCCATCTGATGTTGATGTCTCTTCCCCTTCATCTGAGTCTCCAAACCTTTAGTTCCCGTGCGTGATTTGAGATTCTTGCCGACTTGATTCTTTTTCCGGTGAAAACCCAGTCTCCCCACTTGAATATAGATCCGGCGGCGGGGCCAAGTTCCTCGAATGGGATGCCGCGTCTCTTCATTTCACGGTTCACATTGTCGGCGTGACATTCTCTCGTCTCTCGCGCCATCGCTAGTTCACATGCAATTTTCCGCGCCTCAGCGAGAAGATCAGAGCGAGTCCATGACGCTGCGCTCATACCCGCCGCCTTTTTTTCTCTCCTTCAACAAGATCAAACAGATCGGCCACCACGTTCTCCTTCAATGCCCAAAGCGTTCGGATAATCCAACCGTGCATCCTCAATACAGTCATACATCTCAGTATGGCTTTTGAAGCCATTGCCCCAACAGAGCCCGCAAATGGAGATAGAGAAATCGCCCGCCGCAATTTGATTCTCAATCTCGCCGGTGCCCACGCACTCAGCACAGGGAAGTGTGATTCGGAAATCAGTCATTGCGTACACCCCACCAGCGGCTGATGACGTCATCGGCGACCTCTTGCACAGATTCGATTCCATCAGCTCGGATCAAGTGTTCAAGCACCTCGACGAGAACCACCTTGCTCGCCTCATCGCCAAGCTCGCGGCGTTCAAGCGTTGCCATCAGATCGGTGACGAGCCCCATGATGATTTCTTTCGCGTCAATCTCTGCTAAATCTCGCGCTTGTTGGCGGCGGCGCTCTTGCTCTCTCAATTGTCTCAGTTCACGACGAGCAGATGGAGAATCAGGACTAGGATCGCCCACTCGATTGGCGTCATGCTTGTCTCCTTTTGCGGGGAACCTAATAATTTCGTCAGTCATGGCTCAGCCTCCGTTGATCGCGATGTCGATGACCCATCCCAAGGTGATGACCGCCAGGATGGCAAAACCAAGAACCGCAGGATGAGGTCCCTGTGCGAAGATTTTTGCCAAGCTCCAGGCCACGCCGGCTGCCTGATTTGCGCGGCTTCCACCCTGGAGGAGCGCGACATAGGTGAGTCGCTCGCGCTCGGTGAGATCCGCGAGTCTCTTCACTTTGCTCATCTCGCCTCTCCTTGACGCGGCCCGACGTGGCGCATCGGCCAGTAGATAGCGCGTCCTTCGCTCAAGCTGGCGATAGCGTTCAACGCGTAAATCATTCTGGTCCCATCGCCGGGGTCACTAATCCGATACGGCTTGGGATTGCCCAGTTTTTTGACGCTCGAAACCGTTCTGCGCGCGGCAGCGTGGGCGGCTCGTCCGTCGTACTGGTATCCGAAAAACTTGCGAGCGGTTTGGTAGCCGCCCGCTCGGATTGAGCGGATCAAGCTCGCTGAGTTTTTTCCTGCGTCGATTGCCCACCGGATCGAGCCGAAATCGGGCGGTAATTTCTGCGGTGCGTTGCCGCGGAACATCCGTTTCGTGAGTTTTCTTGCGGTGAGTTTTTTCGCGTCCATCATTTAGCCCCCTTCTCATAAGCCTTGCGCAAGATATCGCGCGCACTGCCAGCGTGCTCGATTGGCGCGCAGCAGACTCCCTTGTGATGCTGACTTTCAGCGAATCCCGTCAACACTTCGAGAACGCGAAATAGCCTAGGCGTCATTTCCGGTGCCGCGGCGATGAGGTCCGCGCTTGCTT